CGTTACGTTCATAGCAACTCTTTTATCTGTTTTAGGAACAAGCGTTGGCTTGCCTGGTGGTTTTACTATGAGGCTTCCTAAGATTTCCTCAAATTTGGTTTTGCCCATCAGTTTTTGCATCTCTGTCATAGGAATAAGGCTCTTACGATAAATATCCCTATATCCACTTGCCACAGCTTTTTCTGCGATGGCATTTTCATCCTTGTACTTGCGAACCGAGCGACCTTCCACAACCTTAAAGCCATGCCACTCTTTTCCGTGATTCACTGCTGCATCTGTCGCATAGGCAGTGATCTCATTAGCCCATTTGGTAAGGTCGGGGAGAATCAGTAAAACTTCTTCTATCTCCGAATCCGTAAGTAAGGGTGGCATCTTAAACTCCAGCTGCGCAAGCTTTAGCTTTTCATCAGCCCTTGCACGGCATCTATTGGATGCTTTGCAGAAGGTACACCATGGACCAGGTAGATAGTCACCCTCACCATTAAAGGCTTTTACTGCTCTAGGTTTTAGTTCCTCATCAGCCCAAGCTTTTAGTTCTTCTACTGGGACTGTCCATGTGCTGACATTTTCTCTTCTCGGTTGAAAGATCGTCATGGATACTTCTTTGATGTCATAAAGACTGTCATAGATTTCTAATGCTCCTAAGGCATACAGTTTCATTTGTGGATTGTCCACGGCATCGACCAAGACACCCATCCCATATTTAAAGTCTATGATGTGTAAGCTATCGTCTGCGATAATGACACAGTCTCCTGTGCCAAAACCATCTGGCACATAACAAGAGAAATCAAGACGTTGTTCGATGAGTACGATTGGATCCTTGCAGGTTGTTTTTGCAAGCTCCAACTGTTCCATAATGAAATCAACGTAAGCATCCGTGCATTCTTCCATCTCATCAGAACCATATTCAGAGATAGGTCTTTCGCTTCGCATATGAAGTGCCTTTTTTAGCTTGTGTTCACAGAGGTCGTGAGCCGCTGTACCTTCTTTGGCCGCTTCACCGCTTTGGTCTTCAAAGTCCAGTTCAAGCCTTGCCGAGGGTAAGCAGTTAAGCCATCTGTGTGATGAAGATGCAGATAATATTGCGTGTTTACCCATTGCCAAGGCCCTCCGCATCTTTCAAGATGTCAGCGTAGTGAACCTTATCTACAGCACTTAACTTCTCAGCACCATACTTAGCGATAATCCCTCGCACTTCAGCTGTAAAGCCTTGCTGACTCTTCTGAGCAAGAACCATTCTCACTTTTTCAAGTGGAATATCAGCTTCTTTTACTACTTCTGCTTTTGTGGCGGGTTCTTCTTTTAGAGCAGAATCACCATCTGTCATCACATCACAAACCACCTGTATGCTGTCAGCTAGACTTCGCATATCGTTTACCACATCAAGCAGTAACTTTATTTTGCTCAAGGTCAGTTCCTCCTTTCGTCATCTCACAGATAGACAGTTCCTCGATGCTATCTCCAGGGATCACAATCGTCACACGCTGTTTACTGCCCAAAAGAAAACGAAGGATTCGCTCTCTTATGGACAAGTTACGATAGGTAACAAGGCCACCTGTCTGTGGTTTCTTAGAAACACTGATTCTTAAATTGTGTTTCATATCCATCACCTCTTTCCGAAGGCTGATTGTATTGATTGCCCTCTACCTAGTAGCCATGGGAGGAATGGAAATCTGACGGTTTAGAAAAAAGAAAACCTACCAAAGAGAAATTCTCCTTGATAGGTATTCTTGATTGTCCTTATTTAAAGAGTTCATTGACCCTTTTTTGTACTACGACATAATCGTATCCTGCTTTTGTCAGTCGATTTTTCCGTTCCTGTCCATTACCCCAATCACCACGAATAACCTCACGGGCAATGGTATCGATAGACTTTTTACTGGATAACAAGTCATTGACCTTTGACTGGACCTCAGAGTAATCATAAGCTGCATCTGTTAAGCACTTCTTTCGCTCTTCACCGTTACCCCATAAACCCTGAATTACTTCCTTGGCCAGTTCCTCGATGGATTTCTTATCTGTTGGAGTAGGCTCACTTTCTTCTTTCTTTAAACGATTCAGCCCAGCGTTTTGGATAATCGTTTTATAGTCCTTATAGGCGTAATTTAGATCCAAGTTTCCAGAGTAACCATTTAACTTGCCCTTGCTCGTGTACTGCCAGATGCCATGACGAAGTGTTGGTTCTTTGCTTGACCACTGAGCCACCCAAAAATCATAAGGTTCTAGACGATCCAGTTCTGTCAAATCCCTAAACCAAGAACTAGACGCATAGATACCAGCATAATAACCTGCATTTTCTACTGTCTCACAAAAGCCTACCAAAGCATCGGTGATGGCTTTCTTGCCACTTGGACGTTGGTGATAGTTATCTTCTGTATCAATAAAGACTGGATAAGAGATTGTTTTACCTTTGATAATCTCAAGGCATTTCTTTGCTTCTGCGATACCCTTGGCACGGGTATTGGCACAGCTGTACCAGTAAACACCGATGGGAATACCTCTCTCATGAAAGGCTTGATAGTGTTTTTCAAAGGCATCATCCTTGTGGTGGCTAACACCTGTGCCATGCCCCGTATATCCTGCTCTTAGGATAACGAAATCAATCTCTTTAGCCAGCTTGTCATAATTCATTTCACTTGGTTTTTGCCAAGTACTGATATCAATTCCTTTAGTCTTCATTTATTGTTCCTCCTTGTCGCTCTTGTTGTGGAGCTGCTCTAGTACATCTTTTAATTTTTCTGGTATGGGTAGTCCTAAGTGAGCTGCATTTTCGAGCAGTGAAATTCCCTCGTTAGAAAGGTAGAAAAATACAATGGCAGTACGTAGTACGTTTCCATCACCAATCACATAGACATCTAAAATATTTGCCACACCCACTAAAACAAAAATCAGCACTTTACGACTGATTCCGATAAACCCCACTTCACTAGATAGGGTCTTATCTGCTATTGCACATAGGACACCTGTTAGATAGTCGATGACCACAAAGGCCATTAGTGCATATAAAAAGCCATCTGCACCGCCTAAAAACCAACCGAAGAATCCACCAATTGCTGTTATTGCAACTTGAATCCAGTTCCATATTTCTTTCATTTGAAAATCCTCCTTTATTTTTGCTCAAATAAAAAGAACACCTCTCGATGTTCCTTTGATTTACTCTATTTGTTTTGGTAGCCACTCCCACAATCGCAAGTCCTCCTGTCCGAGTGACCACATACACATTCCTCTAAGTTTCCACCGATATGCCGCTTCATTTGCCCAGTACACAAGGCTGTCAACATCTTGGTAATAGAGAATAGAAAAGCCATCGCCATCACCTAAGAAGAGTCGTGAGATCCATATATTTATATCCCTTGGTATGATGGTGGTCTTGTAATCATTCCCGCACTGAATGGAAGGCATGATATCCGAGTGAAAGAAATCGTAATCAAGGGATATGCTTTCACTTCTTGTAGCCGATTCTTCTAGGTCTGCTGTCAAAGCAAAGACTTGAAACTCTTCATCCCAGCTGCAGTTACTTCTTGCAATCCTTCCATAAGTCTTAAATGCCCCATCCGGCATAAGCACATCAAATCGTTCATAGGGTTCATAGACCCAAGCATCACCCAATCGAAGTAACTGGCAATTCACCTGATTATCTGAGCGAATACCTGCATAGCCAGTTACATCAGAGCAAGTGGCTGTAAATCGTAGTGTATTTGATGCGGATGAATACACACGTACTTTATTACCTCGCTTTCGCATTTCAATGGTATAAAAGTTAGGATTTGTACGAAGGTCTCCTGCGGATGTTCTTGAAAAGCTTGTAGCAAAACTCCCCTTTAAGGTAGCACCTTCATAAAGCTCAATACGCTGTGTATCATAATTAAAGCAACAGTAGATCGTTCCAATAAAAATGCCCGCCTTACCACTAAAGTTTTCAGGGAAGATGAGTTGTGCCCTTAAATGGATATCTGAAAAATTGCTGTAGTTCCATGCTAACTGCCCTTTACCTTCCAGTTGGGAATAGGGTCGATTCATAGAACTGCTTGTATCCTGCCACACACTCCATTCACCCGATAGAGTTGTCCAGTAGCTTTGGGGAAGTGGTGTATCATCTCTAAAATCCTCATACCATACAAGGGCTGAAACTGCCTTTCGTCTTAGCATCTCAAGTGTTAGCTTAAAGCCTGTTGCGGGTCCTACCATGTCTCCATTTATATCTTTGAAATGTCTAGGAGCAAGGGTATATTCTGCTTCACCAACTGTAGCAGCTTCTGAAAATGAAGAGCAAACCCTAAAGCCATAAAACTGCACACCCATTGTGCCAAGGGAAATGGTGAGAGTATGTTCTCCAGCAGTCAGTGAGATGCCCTTTTTAAGTACGGTCCAGAAAGTAGTCCTCCAATAGGGCCACCATAACCTGTTTTCAGAGAAAAACTCATCACTTCCATCAAGGGAGATGTTAATGCTGTTTTTATCCCAAAACGGATAGCCTAGTTTGACAGCCACATCATAAGTTCCTGCTTCTGTAATCGTGAAGTGATAGGTTGCCTCACCCTCATCTCCAAGTGTTGTTACAGTATTAGAAGTCGATACAACTCCAGAATAACTATCCGGCATTGCATCATGATCGATATAAATAGTTCCAAACTCCGTCTTTTGTTGTTTGCCATAGGCAGTCAGATACTGTCTACCGTTATAGCTCGCAGATAAGAGAGGGTAGCTATAACTCGTTGCATCTCTTCCTTCCATATAGTCGTATACATGAGGTAATGCCCAGGGCACTTTATTATCATCATCCCAATAAGCCACAATTGGAATGAAGGGTTGAGGAGGGGCATCATCTGTAAAGTTATAGGCTCCAGTCATCCAGTACTTTGCAGCATAGTAGGTGTGAGA